ACGGAAACAACAAAACCAGATATAAAATAAAACCCAAAAGGGAATTGTAGGGTCTAGTTTTTTTCATACCTTTAAATTGTTTTAAGCTCTCCAAGACTCCTCTGCAATTGGATTGCTTTTGACAATCAAAATTGACTTGTCAATTGTGGAGACTCGTCCACTTAGCCAGTTTTGAATCCCCGTAGATCTCAAACTTCTCCATGACAAATGGTAATCTACTATACGACACATCTCGTTGAATCGAGATGTACTGAATCTTTCTTGGGAGACTTTGTTTCGGACCAACTCTAATGATCGTATCCAATTGCCGATATTCGCCAAGGCATCAGAGAGCCTTGAATCTTTAGGAATACCTGGACCAAATGTATTCCAGATTTGTTGATATGTATCTTTGATCTTTATCACATCCCACCTGATTGGAAATGACTCCTTGATAGCTCTGAGTGATTTCTTATAGAGGGGGATATCATTCTCTATCAAGCTCAACCAAAAACTGATACCTACTATTGCAGAACCCACTTGTTGGGATTCCCCGTCAGACGGAGGACTAGGCTCAACAGGGCTTCGACGTATATGATTGATATTGTAATATGAGACCAAAGTCATGTAGAAGATGGATAAGGTCACCAACTCACCTGGATGCTCTGAGGCTTTCAATGCTGCAGAATGTGCGACCCCAGTTGGGACCCCTGCAATCTGTAGCATTGTCTCCAGGTTGACAAAAGGGTCTGGGATGAACTGACGTGGGATCCCTCTCAACGTGTCTCGTGCCATTATCCCCTTTGCCCTTGCAAACTCCTTTTCAGCAGTTTGAAAAGCAAACATCGAGGTCCAGGTATCTTCTAAGAATGACCAATCGACCCAAGGTTCATCTACGTGGTTTTTCAAACCTCTTCCGACGAAATAAACCTCTGAGGTTTGAGAGCTGCTATAATCTGTTTGAACGAGCTCCACTCTTTGGAAGTACGGCCCGAGCAATGTTAGGACATTTTCTTCAGCTTCAACCAAATGAGTGCCGTAAGTCTTGTATATCAATGTTCCCTCTTGTTGCAGTAAATTGTGTATGTTGTGTCGCAGATTCTGTTCGATTTTCAGACTCATGGATGGGTCTCTCACTTCCATATCCATCACAATTAAATCCAAGCACAAGCCTGTTCCTTTCTTCAATTTCACAAAATAATCCCATGTTGCTGGATCGCTTAGATCAGAAGGGTGTTCCCAACATGTATCTCCATTTACACATCTTCTCCTCTCCTGTCCAAGGGTCTCCAGGCCACTAGGTGGTTCAGGAGATGCACCTCTCATTATTGCTCCACTCAATTCCAATAGACTGTTGAAGATTCCTCTACTCATCCGATTGTATCTGAGCAGAGCTGCAGTCATTCCTCCAGATCCATCACCACAGCTGAGGAAGTCTCTGTATGCAATTTTCAGCTTTGCCAACAGACATCTTAGTTTGTAATGAGCTCCTGTTGGAAGTTGTCCTAGTCGTAATCCAGATAGGAGCGGATTTTGGATCCTTGGAGGACAGCTCAACAACTTTGGGTATTGCTTGGTAGAGTAACACACAGAATGCACATAGATTCCCCCAACTGCTTCTTTCTCCCATTCTGGGTAATAAGTTGAATCAATGACCTCTCGAACAATACCGAATTTACAGGCATGTCTGATTTCCTCAGAGCATAACAGAGTTTCCTTAGAGAAGAATTTGACATGAATGTCCTCCCACCCGTCACCTGATCTCAAGAGAGAAGAAAGGTTTGCTAGTTCCCTGAGCTCATTTCGATCGTGAGATGACAGGGCCGGTTTGTATAATGTATCAAGGAGAGAAGTCGATATGGAAAGAGGGCCCAAGAAGTCGATTGACAACACGTCCGAGAATAACCAAATCTGAGGGTAATGAGTTTTGTATTTTCCTCGTTCCACTAGTCTGCACTGATACTTAAAGTAATTTCGGACTATCACACCCATGTCCCTATTACTAGTTGGATACGAAGTGGGGATTTTGTGTGGAACGGTCTCTAATTCTAGCCGGAGAGGACCCGATCGTGTCAGAGATAGAAAAGGGGCAGAGGCACTGAGTTTGTCAATTAAGTGGATAACCCCTCCATAGACCGCGTTGGCCGGTCTCTTGAGGTGAGATAAACTTCTTCTGTGGATCACTTGGCAGCAGCTTGCCCTCATAAGTCCATCCATCAACCCTTTCAAAAACCCTCTTCCTCTGACCCGGTTTTGAATGGATAAGGGAAACAATGAGCTATCATCAGCATGTGATGACTTGCGATACGCCAGATCTCCAAATAGAAATCCGATGCATCGACCCACTTGGTATGACTGCTCCGTAGGAGGGAGTTTGTTCCAATCTCCCTCTATAGGGTAGATTTGCTTGACTTCATGACCCCAAGATCCCTCTCCATTTCTCCAGGACTTAAGCACCGATGATACATCTGGGGGATTATACTCCATAGGAGTATCAAGGGTGATTTCATTGATTGGACGCAGGCATGTTTTGCACGTAATGTGATAATGATCAGTACAGCTTGTTTTAGTGTTCTCTCGGACCACTGTAGTTGTAACCTGAGAGTAGAGAAGTGTAGCCTGGAAGAGAAAATCATAATTTTGATCCCCCAAGTCCCTCATCGTGTCTGTAGTGGCCATCAGTCGAGTTAATGCCGCTGTGCTTTGTGCCGCAAATCCTCCGTGACTCATCCTAGACGTTGAGAATCGGTGCAGTGCGGACCCAGTTCGTTTGAAACCTATTTGTTTTTTGGACCATTCTTCGCCCGTCAAGGCGTTTATATTCTTGAGAATCACCTTGGATAGGTTGGATTCAGGATCGATAAACCACGAAATTGCATCACGAAGCCTAGTTGCACGCTTAATCAGTGGAACTTTGCTTTCTCGCTCCCATGGTTGCAGAATAGAAGTTGATTCTGAGGTTTTAGAACCTAGATAAGCAGGGAGTGATCCTCTTGATGCAAATACGTCGTGAATCCCTTTAGGGCAGTGAACAGAAACATAAGTGAACCCTGAAGACTGACATGCGACGCAAGGGGTCTCTTTCTTGTGATGTGGTCCCAGCATCTCTAACGGATGAGGGACAGTTGTTCCAATGACGGTCCGACCCCACGATCGATATCTTAAATCATCAGCATGCGATGATGAGCATCTCCATAACTTTCCAGAGCCTCGCTTAATGTGCAACTTGCCTAAGTGTGTCAGGGATGATACCTCACTCCGCACTATCAAATCATCTAATTCCCTGTGATACTTTTTCTTAAAAGAATTTCGTATAGTTCTCGAGTTCTGAAATAAACTGATCAACCCGTCTGCAACTCCTAAGAAGGTACCGGATTTGAACTCACTTAAGAATCTGGGGAAGAGAGGGTTTATAGACCATAGGAAACTCCTCAGAGTGTCCTCTTCATGATGGAGATATATGGTTGCATCTCTTATGATTTGGTTTTTAATCTGCTGTCGGGATTCAATTAAACATTTTTTGACTTCAGTCTTTAGAAGATTTGCAGGGCTCATGCCCATGGCAATATTTAATGATGTTGGGTCCTCCACTAATTTGTCAACATGAGTTAATCTAAATTTGGCAATGTCCGGGTTTCCGAATGCAATACATATCTCCTTTAAAGTATCAGATTTAGCATGTGAATAAATGAATTTCCAAAAAGATAGGCTCTCAGTGACTGGATCTGGGAAAGCTCGAATCAGAAATCGAGAGAGAGATGTTCCAGATACGCCTCCAATGGAAGGGTCGAGATATAGCATTGCATATTTGAAGGTGGTACTGTGCAATCCAGGGATTATCATTTGCACATCATATAAAGATCTCCTTAAGGCGGGATCATGCATCATCAGCAGCAAGCGAGCAAATGTCCCAAAGTAGTTGTATTGAACCATGGCATTTACTGGATTTTCCGCAAAATGTGCCACAGTCAATGCATTTGTAGAGACCGAGCTCATGATATTCGCACATGTTGGAATTTGGTCATTTGTCACACATGTGACCCGCGACCATCTTTTAGTTTCGAGTCCTCTTATCACCCCGCGAAAGATGGGAATTTTCCCATAATTCAGATAATCCGCTGACTGCATTGTTTCATCATCGTTGATAACCAAGCCCAACTTTCCTGTTCCTTCCTTAATTGCCTGCATAATGTTTTCATTGTTAGACACCATCTGCTTAAGGGCTGACCTTAGCTCTGTGTCATCTCTAGATTTCTTTGTCTTGTATTGAGTGCAAATCACTTGATTATCCCCTTGTGCCAACACCTTGACTGCTGTGTTTCGGACTTTAGCTTCTCTTTGGATTACTAGCAAGTTCAGGATGCTCCATCCTTTCTGACGAAGGCCTTCCAGCCCTCCTGCTTGTCCCTGCCAGCAGACCAATTGATTAGACCTGTTGATGAGGGTATTTCCCGAGACCTGCATTAAGTCTGGACGTCCATTATAGTAGATCAAGCTCTTCTCGAAGAATTCGTGTGTCCTCTCAATCAGGTTTGGGTATCCTAGGAACTGTCCCATCACACGAAATACAGGCCCATTGGATTCCTTGCGTTGATGGTTGTTCCATTTCTCATAATCAATGTGATTCGCGATACAAATGGACTCGTAATTGTCCAATCCTTGACCTGAGGATGTATCCAACATTTTTTTGATGACAGCAGTTAGATCATCTGCCATGGTTAGTCCCTTGAACATGGGGACAAAGTGTGTTTTGATAAGATATTCCGTGATTACAAAATATTCACGTAATTTCCAAGACATCAAGGAAAAGAATCTTCCGGCTAGTTTCAATTCTCTCTCTTTTCCTTTGAGACCAATCACCAAATCTTCATCGTCTAGTCCATACTTGTCTATTTGGTTCAAGAACTCAGACCAATTGGTAGCCGTGGTGTCCAACATGGTCTGCAACACTTTTTTGCTAGGGATTGGAGTGTTTGGGCTATTCCTAACATGCCGTAAAACTTCACTTCGATTCATTGAGTGACTTTTATCCGAATAAATGATTGAGGGGTCTATTAAGTCAGGGATGTCAAAACATTTGGTTAAAGGAAGTTCATGCCACAGGTCTCCGAAGTCTTGAACTTGAGCAGCTGTAGGCCATGTGTTCTCTTTGATATGACTGTAAAATGGATGTTTGTCTGGGATCCGCTTCAGATCAACAAACCACTTCTTGTGTTCATTAAACTGCTGCTGTAATACAATCCTTGCCAAATCACTAGCCAGAGCTGCAGCATACTGAGTATCAATGTTTTTAGTCATCGACACCTGTGAATGAAGTTTCTCCAATCCGGCGTAGTAATCTATGAAAGGATGACCCCAATGACGGAATGAGCCATATATCACTAATGTGATGTCAACTGTCTTGAGACTCATGATTTCTTGATACAAGTATCGTATATTTTTGTCTCTTTTTTCACCTTCCAACACAGATTGCTCGATGTGCCTTTCAAAGTGCGGAAAATCAGGGATGAGTGGTCTATACACTTTAGCCAATTTCATGAGTTTGAGATTACAGATGGGTTCGACCAATTTGATCAGATCATACCCTTGATTGCCCATTTTCTTTAAAACGGCATCTCCTATTCTGTAGATCCTGAGTAATGCAAAAACATCACTTTCCGTGAACATTTGATCATCCCTGTTGATCATTGACAGGATAGTTTGCATACGGCCTATGATTACATCTTTCATCATTAGTAAGAAATTCCTGTCCAGGATCATATCCAATTGTTTGACGTATAGCCATCCCTGGGTGACAAACACTGACCCTAGACTAGGTGTTCTCAATCTAGTAATGCAAGTTCCCCGATCAGTCGTGCGAGTACGACCTTTGAAATTTTTCACGAGATTTCTCAACTCTACATCAGAGACAGAATTCAGTATTAATGTCAATTTGTGCAAGTCAAGGAATTTTTGGCATAAGGGAGCGACTACCCGGTAAGATTCCCCTTCAGCATCTTTTCTTCTGTACTTTAGTTCACGAGCTCCCCAGCCCCGGACAAAGGTTTCCACAACTTCAAAAGTTATCTCTGCCTCTTTGTCTACCTCGTTTAAGAAGCAGAATCCCTGGCTGGCGTCATGTGTGTCCGACATTAGCCATCTGCCTAACCAGCGGTGCATGGTGGTGGACGATACAGGCTTAGCCTGGCACGCGGTGAGCATCTCTAGTACTCCATCCCAGTTTTTTGCATCCCACATTGCAGGAATTTGTTCTGAATTGTACTTTTTGATTAGATAATCTATATCATCACTTATCAGTGGCGAGTTCAGGTTGTAGTCAGCATGGTTAAGGTAGGTCATTTGCTCGTCTGGATTTAAGAATTCCCTATTGAGGAAATCTTCCTCCGACAAGTCAAACTTGTCCTCCAACTCGAAGTCATTCAAGTCCATGATGACTGTTAGTTTTTTTCATATCACATATGTATAATCATCTGAGGGTCTTCATCATTTTCTAAATCTGCTCATCTCAATATCATTGTAAATTCTTTTGTTATTTGAGCCTTGATATCTGTATCTCACTGCGATCACAATTCTGGCCACTACATACAGTAGTATAAATACTCCTATGGCAAAGAAAAAGGTGACTACAGTGCTCTTCCAACTACTAAACCACCCTTCAATCAGTTCGACCGGATTTTTGGAGATTCCTGTGTCACCAAAAAATAAAGTCTCCTCCTCCGGCAACTGCTTTGGTGCTTCTGCAAGGTGAGGATGTTCAAAGACCTCTGCTTGGGACGTCTTGTGCAAGTCGGAATCTAGCATCCCGTGTCCTATCATGAAGAGTGGGAATTTGTATCCTGTAGGGGTTTTGAGAATCCCATTTGGCCCTATCTCGACACCCTCGTAGGGGAACCACTCTGTCCACAATTCTCGTTCTGTTTGACTGCCACTTATTTTCCCCACCATCTTGGAGATGATTGGATTGTCTATATCAATCCGAATGTATCTGGTCTCAAAGTACTTCAGAGTGCCATTGATGATTGTGAATGCCGGTCCGGTCCCAGGATTCTTGGGGGCCAAGTAACTAAGGTCAACAGGGGATACTGGCTGTTTGGACCGGATCTTGCTCCATGTCTCTTGACACAGAGAGTAATCTAAAATTCTCTCTACATCTAGAATGAGACTTACGTCAACAGAGGTCTGTGTCGGAGCGGAGATAGTGGCACCAACGGGGCATTCTGGAAGTTTGGCGGCGGCGTAGACATCCTGATCCACAAACTCAAACCAAACCCCGGAAGGCAACCTCACACCCGCATGCTTGCAGTAGTTCATTTTACATACTTTGTCCCCTTTCTCATAAGCGAAGTAGTTGCTCCTATAGCCTGTGTTGGGCTTCCCGATAGATTCTTTTTTGCCATCTTCAGAGAAGAAGGTGATCTCTGTGTCTACCAGAGTTGCGTCACATAATCCAGTTACTTTGTAGTCAGAGTACCATACGGTAGAGTTGTGGACGGTCTCGCACTCTTCGGTTTCACATTTCCCGTTGGGGAATTGAGAGTCGATCCATTCTCCAGTATATTCATCAACCAAGACATGATGAGGAGTGGCTTGGACGACAACAGCGACAGAGTCTGTTACTGTTGCATACCCGCAGTTCTGTGGAGGGAAGCCAGGACTCATCCAAGTACCTTGTTTTGTTTGCTTGATGCTTTCTTTACACTGCTCTGAAGTAGGCTGGATGGAATGAATGGAGTGAGTGATGTATTTGGGTCCGTACCAGCGAAAGTCACAGGTAGTGATCCATTTGGCAGCATGACACATCCACCCGTCTGCTTGAATAGCTTTGTGTGTTTTGGGCATTTTGACTTTCATTGTGATTCCAAGCAAATCATTGTGCCAGTTTTGATCCGAACTTGAAGGGCAGTAATGGTAAGATGATGGTACATTCTTCCAATTGCCTTTTTGGCTTTGAGGGAATACAATGGAGAACTTGGCGTGGCTGCACAACGGCAACACAATAAATGTCAAGAGTAGGAAATTCATGTTGAATCTGGAAACAGTTGATCACTGTTAGTTTTTTTCATAGCTGCCAGTTCAATCCAAGTCTGATCTTCATTTGAAGTTGCTGATTGAGTCCAATACCCATGAGCCTGTGGCCTTCCTCTCCAGAATCAATCCAAAGAGTAGTGCTTTTTCTTTCATATTGTAGGATCTGGAAGAATTGAAGTGATCCCAGATCATGTTTGCTGAATCCACAGACTCATCATCAAACAGAGTCACAGTTAGATCCACCGTGCCTCGATAGAGTCCAATGTGAAATGGTCGCCGGAAGTGTTCAGGAACATTCAGCATCGGAGGCGTGGCTCCTAGTCTGTGTGGCAAATAAGCACGCCCTTCGCAGAAGGCGTGATACTCAGGATGACCTTGGTCTGCCAGGACAGCCGGTGTTGCTCTGAGATGGGTGGAGGCCAGAAATGCCAATACCTTATAAAAAGGACGTTTGCCTGCCATACCGATATACATGTGATCCCAGTTTGACACAGCCGCAACCACATCGTCATATGTCCGGAACGGACGATTAGATTGGACAGTCAATTTCACAGAGAAATGAAATTTCTCATGGCGGAGCTGCTTTTTGTCATGGAAGTCCATTCCCTCAACTCCAAAAAAGGACTCATTGAATGGTGCACTGGGAGTAAATTCCATGCTGACCTCTTCCTCATAAGGAGGAGGTGCAAGCCCCAATTTCTTAGATTTCTTCCCTTTGTTCTTTAGCCCGAGTATTTTCTTAAGAGAACTCATGATTGACAAATCAAGAGGTCAAGAAACAGTTGATCACTGTTAGTTTTTTTCATAGATCATACCAAATTATACTTCACTCGAGCTTGATTGTAAAGTCTCTTATGTCGGAGCCCTAGGATGATGGCCTCCTTTAGAGACATTTTGCCATGTCCTCCAACCGAAATGAATTCTCCACGTGAGCTGAAAAGTTCTTCCAATGTGACCACCAGTGGTGTGACACCCGCTTTTCTAGCAGGAAAGGTTTTGGTCTTCCCACACAGTGCCCACACATCGCTGGGAGCTTCTGGCGATGACGGTGGTGCTGCCTTGACAGGTGTTCCCTTGTAGACATCAGGTGTCATTTGTCTTTCCTTCATCATGATCCCCTGGTCTATGTCCTCCACAGTGCATTCAGCAATGTTCCAGTATTTAGCACTCTGGACCAGGGCTTTGATGGTGGCATTCCATTGGGTGCGTTGTTCCGTGGTGAGTCCTTCAGGCACTGTGAGCAGTAGGGTCTTGCCATCTCCACTTGATTCTAATTCCGGTTGTTTCCAATTAGAAGTAAAAACAACTGGCACCTCATCATCCACATAATCATCTGCTTCCTCATCCTCATAGCCTTCCACAGCACTCTTGCGATCCTCTGAGGACACTTCTGCTGATTCCTCATCAGTGAATCCATCTTCGTCATCATCTTCCTGGTTTTGGTAATAAGAAGGAATAGCATGCACATCAATACCCTCTTCCTGGAACAAATCAAAATTTGTCTTTTCTTCTCGATTTGATTCCATGTCATCAATCTCTTGGACGGCGTCATCCAATTTGGAATACGATTTCATGTGTTCTTTGACCTTGTTCAGCGACTCCATGATCCCTGTTAGTTTTTTTCATATGTAGCATAGCCGATATAGTAATTGATAGCTGATCTGTCACTTGTCAAATTCGGCCTTGGCATATTTTCCAATTGTCTTGTCTCTCAGACCCTGTAGAGACATCACTGCTTTCTTTGCATATTGAAGCATGTCCGCAGTAGGTTTGCGTTGATTGTCATCAAACCACCCGAGCCATTCGACAACATCTCGTCCTTGGGGAGGAGCATTGGAGTTGAGACCCCCTGTTGTGTTTTCAGAGATGTACTTATCGTCACCGACGTAGAACTGTTGAGACAAATCCGCTGATGAGCCCACGGCGTAGGCGTACAGCAGTCCTGCTGTGGTTAGAGATGTGTACTCAATATCATCCGGCTGTCTGGCATTCCTCGCACGTGTGGATCTGAGCAACAGTGCAGTCAATTGTCCCCAAAAATGGAAGGCCGGATTCTTCACAGTAGAATACGGAGATTTTTGTGACAACCCCAGGTCAATTAGATAAGGCATATAGGAGTCTGACTTGTCAATCTCCTGTCCTGGATACATCATTTGAACCATTTCATCTGCCACTTCTCTATTTAGTATCCAGGTCGTAACTTCCTCTGTAGACATCCCTGTAATCTTGCACACATGCCCAAATGTTGCCAGGGCTGCACAGTCCTTGAACCGGGACACAATGGTTCCATATCTGAATGAGGCTTTCTCATGTTTCTTGAACATGTGGAAGAACATATCAACTGCGGCCACAATCTTGGTGTAATTGCCGTCATTTCCCCAGATGTCATAAAAGTCTCGGCCTTCTGGTATAAGGGGCTCGAATTTCTCGTTGATGAGCTTGCATTGCGCGATCAGCCCATCCATCAGTTTCTTCCGGTAATCGGTCATCTGAGTGCGGCCGACTCTGTACAAGCCCAGTAGGTATAATGGGAGCCATTGGTCATCGGCGCTTGTGCGGGTTGCATCAGACACACCATCTGGGCACACACCTTCAAGGTTTTTGACTGTAACCAAGTCGAATATTCCAACATTGTCCCCTGCCTTTCCAATCTGGATATTGAAAGTGATCCAATCTCTGTCCAGTTTTCCTTTGACATCTTTTAATGCAGCATATAGATAGCTGTTGACATGCACAATTGAGAGAGATCCTGCTTTGAGGCCTTGGTAAACGTACCCTCTCAAGTCCGCCAGACTCTTTGTGGTGTTGATGTACACCGGGATGTCTCGTGACTTTTTGAAGTAGTCAGCTGGATATTCCACAGGATCCTCATTAGCAGGCAATTTTGGTGTAATCACCGAATCATCAATCACGCGTTTCACAGTAGCAGCCATCTTGATCGCTGTTAAAGTTTCTCCTGAGCCTTTTAATTATATTAATGGTTTGTTTGTCTTCGT